TCCAACTCGTCGTCGGTTGGATCAGCAACCTCCCGGTCCAAGGGCCTGCGGCCTCGGTCACGCTCGGGGGTGTCGTCAACAATCTCAATTTCGACATCGCTTTCGGCGGTCGTAATCTCAATCTTGTCGTCCTTGTCGTCCTGCTCATCGGGGAATTTGTATTCACCTGTTGCCATGATTACTCCTTATGCGCGTGTAATACCACGCGGGTCTTGCACCACCGCATCCACCTGATCGTCATTGATCAGTCGGAACTCTTTGCCAAAAATCTTGAAGCGCGTACCGGAATATGTACGCACCAAGATGAAGTCGCCCTTTTTGCACCACGGACCCGTGGGAAATTTGGACTGGTCCGTATAGGCGTCTGGACCGGCTTCCAAGACGAACAGCACGGTGGTCGCGTGTTCCTCTTGTTTGAGTATGGACGTTGGCTTGACCAAGTCCAAGTCCGTACCGTCGAGCTTTTCAGACACATCCGGCACGATACACAGCAGTTTCCAGCCGGTCGGTCTGGGCAAACTAGTTGCCTTTTCCTCTGCCGCTGCCTCGGGTGCAGGCGCGTGCTTTGGCTGGATGGTGGGCGGCAAACTAATGCCGGGAGGCAAGAGGATTTCACTCATTGGCTTTTTCAACTTTCTCTGCAAGGTCGAGGAGATGACGCTCTGCGGTGGCTAGACCCTGAATAACACCGCAGAGTTTTTGGTACTCGTCAAAATTGCGACATGCTCCGCCTGCCAAGTCATCGGCGTAGTTGTTCATGTCGGTGCGTAGCTTCTCGCGCAGTACGCGTGCGAAATCTTGGATCATTTACTGGGTTTCTTGGGTGGTTGGGAATTTCTTTGCGTCGCAAGTTGCGCTTTATGTTTGGCAATATCCACGCCCATACGTGTGCCTTCGCGCTGCTGATCGGCAGATAGCTTGTCGGCTTTGAACGCGGCGTCGATCTGCATCTGCTTTTCCTTGATGGCCAGCTCGTCGGCGCGGGAGGCAGCCTCCACCGCCATCTGCTTTTCCTTGAGCTGGGCATCCTGCGCTGCCGTCTGGGCTTTGATCTGCACCTCTTGGGCTTTGATCTGCAGCTCCTGAGCACGCAACTGCAGCTCTTGCTGCTGCATCTGGATGATCGGGTCTTGCTGCTGTTGCTGGGCTTGTTGCTGCGCGGCCATAGACTGACTCTGCTGGAGCACCTGCTGCGCCGCTTGGGCCATCATGGAGCTGAGCTGAATCTCAATCTGCGGCGGCAACTCTTCGCCCTCGGGCGGCAACGCCATGCCGAGTTGCTGCTCGATCTTCTGGCGGTACGCAAAGCCAACGTGCTCGGCAATATGTGCGGTCATCGCTGCCTGAATCTGCGGGGCTTTGGGGTTCTGACCGATAAGCTGCATGACGATTGGGTCTTGCATGGCCGAGGTATGCACCTTGATGTGCGACTCGTGGTCTTGGTACTGGAACGCCTTGAGCGGCTCGCCTTTGAGCGCGGCCATGTTCTCGGAGACCGGGTCTTTGGGCTTCTGGTCGTCCTCCAGCGGCACCAGCTCGGCGGCATTCTTGATGCCCAGCACCTCCAGCATCCCACGGTGCAGCTTGGGCAAGTCGTAGATGTCCGGGGCCATCTGAGCCATCTGGATCACGGCTTGGTACTGCACCACCCGCTGGCTCATGGTCGCTGCGTTGGGGTCGCTGACCGGGATGATCTCTACGTGGCTGTAGTCACCCCGCTTGGCTTTGCGAGGTGCGTCGACCGGGTCGTAGTCGTAGTCCTCGTCCGTGTAGTCCCGGATCAGCCCAGCCAGGAGTTTTAGCTCCTGCTTGAACGAGAAGTGCAGCCGGGCCGAGACTGCCGTCATGACTTTAAGCTGGCGCTCAAGCAGGGCAAGGGTGGTGCCCACCGGAGCCTGCGCGGACATGTCGCTGACCTTCATATCTGCCGTTGCGGCAAACCTGCGGCCTTCCTCAACGATCTTGTCCATGAGAGCTGCCAGCACGGCGCTGGGCTCTTTGTACGGCAGGGGCAGGATGTTGTCGCGCAGGGCCCCGGAGCCAATGTCCACATCCCGGAACTCGCCCGGAGCGATGGGGGTGTCGTCGCCTTTGATCCGCAGACCACGGGTTTTCAGACCCCCCGGCAGGTTCGACAGGGTGCCTGCGTCCACCAACTGACGCATGATGCTTGTGGCGCTCTTGGCGTAGCCGCCGATCAGGTGGAACAACCCGAAGCCGTAGGCTCCGAAGCCGGGGATGTATTGGTAGTGGACGAAATGCTGGCGCTTGAGTCTGAGCTTGTCGTCTTCTCGCCAGTTGCGACGCAGGGCCAGCACATCGTTGCTGCCCTTCATAATAGTCATCACATATGGCAGCGTGATGCCCAGCGGCTGGCCGTCCTCGTCGCACTCGGTGCATTCATCGCCCTTGACCACCAAATCAACGTGGCTCTCATACAGGGTGTAGCGGTCGTCGTTCAGGTCGCTGAAGCCCGTCTCTTTGTCCTTGGCCTGCTGGATGTCGGTCTTGCTCTTGTCGGGGTCAGGCAGCTCGATGTCGCGGTAGAACCCGGCTTGCTGCAGCTTGATGATCTCGCTTTTTGTTTTTCTAAGCGTGTGGGTTACCCGGTAGCAGGTGTCCAAATCAGTGGCCCCGTACGGCAAGATGATGTCCTCTGCCGGGATGAACATGCTGACTTGGCGTCCCAGATTGGGGTCGTAATAGACCTTCTTGAACGCCGAGCCGGTGGCCGGCAGGCTCCACAGCATCCGCTCATGCTCTGGCCGGAACTCGCGCATGACCTCGGTCAGCTCGTAATTCATGTCGTCCTGCACCCGATCAGCGGCCTCATTCTTCTGCGGCGTTTGCTGGCCAATGATCTTGGTCTTGACCGGACCCTGTGCCGGGAAGGTCTCCGTGATGCTCTCGCTTTGGAACCGGACGACAGCCTCTGTGATCATTGGGTGAAACACCCCGCACGCCCCATCCCACGGCTCCGTGCGTTCTTCGTACTGAAGACCCAGCAGTTTGAGTCCCTGCACGTAGGACTTCTCCCACTCGCTGCGTGAGCCAATGTCGTTTGTAATGTCCTGCGCCAGATCACCGGCCAGCGTGGTCAGCTCACCCTCGTCCAGCTCTTCAGCCAGATTGACCCCAAACGAGTCCTCGTCCTCGCCGTCCGGGCGTATGGACAGCTCCATGCCACCTGCCTGAATGTTGACCTCCTCCGGGTCAATGATCTCAATCTCGATGGGCTCCTCGTTCTCCGCAGCGGCGGCAATGCCAGTCGGGGCGGTGTAGAGTGCCTTGTCGATGTTCGTGGCCATGTTTGGAATCTTTCTCAATAGTACGCCGCGCTCCGGCGACGGAAAAGTCGTGGTTCGTCTTGCTCATCCGAGTCAAGTGAGATAAACCCGCCCTGCCTGAATCGTAGCAGGGCTTGGGACGTAGTGTCCACGTAATCGTCGTTGTCGCCGTTGGGAAAAGACGCAACTTCCTCAATGACTTACCGCCCCCACCTAGTATCGGGAGCCCACACCATGCCGGAAGCAAATAAGTCCGCAATCGCGTTGACCCGTGATATTTTGTCGTTGCCCCGGCTGGGGTTTGTCTCCTGCGCAGGGATACCCATTTTGCGCAACTCCTGTATCAGGGGGGCCCCAGCGGCTTTCTTCTCAATGATGAACGCGTCAGGCTGCCATTCTTTATAGTGCTTGAGCGCCACGGCCTTGAGTTCAGGAAACTGCATCCTGTCCTTGAACGCGTCCAGCAAAATTATCTGGGCCTTGTCGTTTTCTTCCTCGTTGTAGAAAACGCCCCATGTGGTGCAGGCCGAATAGTCAGCGCTGGTTTTCGCTTCAAAGGCCGTGTCCCAGCTCTGGATTATGTAGTCGCACTTGGGCGGCTCGTCCGGCTCCCATATGCGCCAAAGCTTCCTGCTGATGATCGCCGCGTTGTTTGAGACCGGGTTCTGCATGTACTGGGCGTTCCAGTACTGCGGGTCCATCGCCGCCTTTTTCTGCTTGAGCGAGTCCAGCGGCCACTGCTCGGGCCAAAGGGACTTCTCGTTCTCGGTGTCCTCGTGCAAGATGGCGGGCAACTCCACCACTTCCCACGGGTCAGACTCTGGGTTCTTGGTCTGGTAGTCCAGTAAGCGTCCCGTCAGGTCCAGCTTCCCCCAGCGCGTCATGATGATTATGATCGCGCCGCCCGGCATCAAGCGCTGCAGTGGGCCGGTCTGAAACCAGCTCCAAGCTGTATCAAAAGCCAGTCGGCTGTTGGCCTTTACGTCTTGTTCCGAGTGAGGATCGTCAATAACGAACAGATCAGCGCCGCGACCGGCAAGAGCACCACCCACGCCAGCAGCGTAATACTGACCCCCAGCAGAAGTAGACCACTTTCCCGCAGCTTTTTGATCATCGGCCACCTTTGTACTGGCGAATAAATCTTTGTAGTCGTCGCTGTCGATCAAGTTCCTGACCCGGCGTCCGAAATCCTCAGACAAACCTGCCGTGTGCGTGGCCATGATGATTTTCCGTTCCGGAAAATTCCCCAAGAAGAAAGCAGGAAAGAGGTAGCTTGAGAACTCGGACTTGCCCATACGCGGTGCGATGTTGATGATCACGCGTTTTTTCTTGCCGGAGATCACATCGCTGAATATCTTGGCCAGTTTTTTGTGGTGGGGCCCCACCTTGAAGCCCGGATACACCGACTTGGCAAACTCAATCATGTCCGTACGGGCCAGCGAGCGTTTCTTGTGCTCCTCAGACTTATTGAGTAGCTCCAACGCCTCAAGCTTCTCCTCAATGGAGAGCTTGCTCATATTCATGAGCAGCGCCTTGGCCTGATCAGGCGTCAGTGGTGGGTTCGTCGTCATCTGTTTGTGGCTTTTCTTCCACATCGGTGTAACTGGCGTCGGTCACACCCATGAACTTGGCCAACTTCTCCTTGAGCTTCTTGTCGATTTCGTCTTCTGTCAGGTCGGTCTTCTTGATCTCGACCTTTTCCGTGAACAGCCCCACCTCGGTGACCTTACCAAGCAGACCCAGCGCTTTAAGCCGGATGTTGGCGTTCGGGCTTTCCGTCTCTTCAATGAGCTTGGCCACCGTGTACCCACGGATTTCCTTGGCCTGCTGTACAAATTCCCAGTCATAGGCTGTCAGCATCCCCACCAGCCGTTGCACGGCAACTGGCGTCTTCATGGATGTGAGCGCTGTCTGGATGTTGGCCGGTGTGGTGCCGTTGGTCAGCGCAGCAAACGCATTGCGGGCTGTGGCCGCTGCGGCCTGATCGTCCACCTTTGTGTCAGTGAGCCCTAACTCATTTAACCACTGCGCGGTTTCGGCCTGTGCGTCGATGAGCTGCTCGGGCGTGGCTTTGTCCAAGGCAGTAAAGCCTGTGGGAGGACCATCAAATATGGTCGGGTCGAGATCGTCACTGATCAGGTGTTCAAGCATGTGCGGGTTTAGGCGTGAGCCCTTGCTTACCGATGGCGCGTAATATACACTTGTTCTGGCAGTTGTCGCAAGTCATCTGCTTCTCCTTGGGAAAGTCATCCCATTGCGCCCCGCTGGGAAACCAGCGGGGTCTTTTTTTGTCTGGGTGTGTCCAACTTTAGACAAAGGTTGTTTGGGATTTTTGTAGAAATTAGCGAGTTTATCGTGCGGCGATAACTTTTTGGGTTTTTGTAGTAGCTTGGTATTACAGAAGATGTGGGAGCGGGTGCAAAACAGTGTTCATGTCATGTCGCTACGCCACGGCCAAATATGGGGGGTGGGGGTACGGTGGGGTCTGCAAGGGGGGCAGATAAGCCCTACGGCTAGGGCTTATGAAAGGGCTCTGTGTTAAAATAGAGGCATCGGTTGGGGATTGGCCCTTACCGATGTTCAGCAATCGGGGAGAAACCTCCCCCACACATAGGAGAAGCAACATGAAAGACGTTACCCTCACATACGCAGCCTTTGCCAACGCCATTGGCGCACACGACACACTCACGTTGGAGGTGTCGCTAGTCTGGCATCGTGAGTACCTCAAGGCTGACGCGGCAACTCGCGCATCTCGGCGCGAGGAGTTCATCCTGCATTTCATGATCGGTTCCAAAATGCCTGAAGCAAAGGCGGCCAAGGTCATGGCGCAGTCACGCACAGCCCGGACAGCCAAAGCGCAGCAGCTCTATGACCGTGCCCGCGCCAAGTTCACCTACCACGTTGTGCGCCCTGAGAAGAAAGCCAGCGGCAAGGCTGACATCGTGGCGCAGGCACTCAAGCTCATCGCACAGATGGACGCAGCACAGAAGCGCAAGGTTCGCGCTGCTCTGTGATTCCGGGGGAGAAATCTCCCCCACGTTTTTTCCCCGGCGGCTTGGCCTGTGAGGGCGGGCCGCTGTTCCATTCCTTGTCTATCAGTTTTCCACCCAGCGCAACAATCCCCACGTTGCGCCCTTCACCTTTTCACCGGGCACAACAAAGCCCTCTCAATCACACCCAAGGAGTTCACCATGCGCCAAGAAATCATCAACACCGGCACACTCAACATCCGTGGCCGCGAGTACCACCTACAAACCATCTACCCAATGGGACGCAAGCGTCCTCAGTACCAGCTCTGGTACGTCTGGGAGAACACCGAGCCCGGCCAAGTCTTTGCCTCTGAAGACGGCTTCGTGGCATGGCTCACACGCATGGAACAGCCCACACAGATGCCGCTGCTCTGACCAAAGCGGGGGAGAAACCTCCCCCGTCATGCAAGAAATGCATAACCCCATGCAAAAATGGCATCAGACAATAGTCCAACAAACCTACATCCAAGCGTATGCCCGCAAACCCGCATGAATGCTCACTTCCAAGCCCTCCTAACCTATACTTTTACTTACTAATAGATATACTTATATATAGTAGCTTGTGTGCATATGATGGTTAAACATCTATGCTTCCCTAACCATACACTTGCAGCTAAGGTAAGACGTATTAGTTGTTTGCCACACTCGCATATGTGTAGGTTAGCCCCACTCAAAGCCAGCATCTGTGTGGCCTCGCGCCCATTGACTTGGATGTAGGTTTGTTGGACACTCTGGACGCGAAGCCGGTTACGATGGTTAGCAAACACCCTTTCACCCCCTTTGGAGTACCTATGGACACCACATTTCCCGAACAAAACACCTTTGCGTGGGAGGAGAAACCACGCTGGGCGCTCTGGCGCATCATCGATATGTTCCGCAAGCAGTCGCTTGCAGGCAAGAACATACCACGCAGGATGGCGTACGACGCTGTGGTCAAGGCGCTTGAGGATGCGGAGCATCAGCATGGGATTGAGACGATTAGTTCTGCGAAGCTCAAGCAGTTGCTGGTTGCTGCGGCGCAGGAGCATGAGTGGTATCCGATCAACCGCAAGCGGCTGGCCCAAGCGCCTGATCCTGTAGTGCCGGTCGGGTTCAAGTACTGCCGCAAGTGCAAGCAGGTCAAGGAGAAGGACAGCTTCATGGCCCCAGCCACGCCAGCCAAGGCGAAGTTGTATGGTTGGAAGGAGGACACAACGCAGAAGTACTTACACAATCTGTGTGCCCCTTGCCGCCACGCCAATGCACGCAAGAAGAAGGGCAGCGCAAGGTACAAGCTGCGCCACAAGTTCTCTGAGCTACAGCTACGCACGAACCC